TTGTGAAAAACCTTCGCTAGGTCTTATCACATCTTCGATTACGTAAAATCTTTTTAAACTTACTTGAAAGTCATTTAATGCATAGTCATCTTTAAGATGTGGAAGTTCTAATACATCGCCACTTAATAATTTTCTGCCTATTGCTTCTACACTTTTGTTTAAATGAAAAGTTATAAACACTGTATCGTTTTGTAAAAACATACCGAACTGTGATAAATCCATATCTAAATCTTGCACATTGTAAATTCCACGCAAACTATATACATCTTGCGAGTATTGTCTATCTCTGTTTTCTAAAAATAACAAATCCTGTATTTTTGTTTCAGGAATATCTGATACTTGTTTTGGTTGTGTAGGCGTTCCTACACCAGGCTCAACTGGGCCTAGGTATTTGTGGACAAATATGTCAGTACCACCAATTTGAAAGGCTTCATATACAGTCTTGTCTATAAAGCGATAATCAGCGGATTTTTCTGGTTTATATAAACTTAATCTCGGCATAACATTTGTATTTATTGGATCGAGAATATAATAAATAATAGCATGAGCACACAATTAGATACAGCAAAGCAGAAATTATTTCACTATATACGTAAAATGCTAGGTGATGGCATGATTGACGTAGAGTTGGATGTTGACCACTACGAAGTGGCACTAGAAAAAGCACTTGGCAAATATAGACAAAGAGCAGAAAATTCCGTTGAAGAATCTTATGCATTTTTAGAACTGCAAGAAGATGTAAACGATTATGTGTTGCCTGATGAAATACAAAGTGTAAAAGAAGTATTTCGTAGAAGTATAGGATCAAGAACAGGTGGCGGAGAAGGTGGTACAATTTTTGAACCATTTAATTTAGCATACACAAACACCTACTTGTTAAGTTCGACACAAATGGGCGGACTTGCTACTTACTATGCTTTTGCTGGCCATCAAGAATTAGTTGGAAGAATGTTTGGATCATTTATTAATTTTAAATTTGATCCTGTAACCCACAAACTAACAATTATGCAAAGACCAAGAACTAATGAAGATGTAATGATTGCGTGTTATAACAAAAGACCAGATTTTGTGTTGCTAGGTGACCCTTATGCAGGACAATGGTTAAAAGATTATACACTTGCTACTTGTAAGTATATGATTGGAGAAGCACGTGGTAAGTTTGCAACCATAAGTACACCACAAGGTGGTACTTCACTAAATGGGGATGCCTTAAAAGCAGATGCCCAAGGTGATATGGAAAAATTGGAACAGGATTTATCAACATACGTAGACGGTTCTACTCCATTATCATTTGTAATTGGATAATCATATCTTGACAAATCAATAATATTAACATATAATTAAATTTTACATGAGATACATAAAAATATGATCATAGGATTCGTTGGACTTATAGGCTCTGGTAAGGATACTTGCGCCGATACTTTGGTAAGTGAAGGTGGCTACAGAAGAGTCAGTTTTGCTACTACACTAAAAGATGCAGTTGCGGCCGTATTTGGTTGGGACAGAGAAGCATTAGAAGGTAATACAGAAGAAAGCAGAAAATGGCGTGAAGAAGTGGACGAATGGTGGAGTGAAAAATTAGGCATTCCCGAACTTACGCCCCGTTGGGTATTACAATACTGGGGCACAGATGTATTAAGAAAAAACTTCCATGATGATATATGGATCGCTAGTTTAGAAAATAGACTATTGCAAATGAAACAGGACGCAGTTATCTCAGATGTCCGCTTTCCAAACGAAATTAAAATGATTAAACGCCTAAGAGGCAAAGTATACCGCGTAAAAAGGGATAAAGATCCTGAGTGGTTTGAAATTGCTTTAAGACAAAATGAAGCAAATAAAGAAGCAAAGAAAAGCAAAAATATGATACTTGCAGATAAGATGGAGCAAAACTATCCGAAAGTACATTTAAGCGAATATGCTTGGATAGGTGAAAAAATCGATGGTACTATTGAAAATGACGGTAGTATTGATGATCTGCGAGATGCTATTAGAAATCAGGTACTAGGTCTCCCTGCTTCCAAGTAATACCTTGTTTGTGCAAGGTTCTCTGACAATTAGCACATATAGTTTTTAAATTACGCAAACTTACATTGGTAAGATTACCATCTACATGATACACATTAAACTGTTCAGAATGTTTGCTTTGAAATCCGCACTTATCACACTTGTCTTTTTGTCTATATCCTGCTTGATACCAGTAGGGTATACCAGGCTTTTTGCCACTAGCACATCGGTCACATTTTGATCTATAGTACACACGATCGCCCTTATAGTAGTTGACAGCAACAGGCCTACGTTGGCACTTTTTACATAGTGGTCTTTTCATATATGTATTTAAACTAACCCTTTTTTACCCCTTTAATAAACGATAATATGCATTGAAATTTGAAATAAAACATAAATACTATTAGGTAAAAACCATACAAAGGAGAATAGAACATGGCACTATCATCACCAGGAGTTGAAGTAAGTGTAATAGACGAAAGTTTCTATACCCCGGCCGCTGGCGCTACAACACCATTAATTGTTGTTGCAACTGCTGAAAGCAAACCATCAGGAACGGGAACAGGAACTGCGGCAGGTACACTAGCAACTAACAAAAATAAAGTATACTTGATCACAAGTCAAAGAGAATTAACAGAAACATTTGGTAATCCTACTTTCTACGTAGATTCCTCTAACAATCCACTACACGGAAATGAATTAAACGAGTATGGTTTACAAGCGGCATATTCATACCTAGGCGTGGCTAATAGAGCATACGTGGTAAGAGCAAATGTAAATCTAGCAGAGTTACAAGGAAAAACTGATGCACCAGCAGGCGCTCCGGCAGACGGAACTTACTGGTTTGACACAGATGATTCCTTATACGGAATATTCCAATGGAATGGTTCTACACAAACTTTCACTAACAAAACACCAACTGTAATTTCAGCATCCTCTGATCTAGATGGAGTAAGTGGTGCTACATACACAGGTGTAAAATCAAGTGTTGGTGCAAAAGGTGACTATGCAGTAGTTACATTTAACACAGAAAACAAAGTTTGGTATAAGAACGAAGATAATGCATGGGTACAGGTTGGTTCATATGATGAGTCGGCTTTTGATGCAGTTGGTTTTAGTTCTTCAACTACATGGAACTCAACAACTTGGGTATCTAGTTGGCCAACAATTACAGCAACATTGACACCTACAGTATTAGGTTCAACAAACATTATTATCAACAACACACAAGTAAACAATGCAAGTACAACACCTGAAAGTTTAGTTCAAGCAATTAACGGTGCAGGTATTACAGGCGTTGGTGCAAAAGTTGATGCAAACGGAAGAGTTAAAATTTATTCAGATGGTACTTCTAGCACAGATGGTACAACAACTGATGGAGCAATTTTAATCCAAGAAGGTTCAGGACAAATCCTAACTGATCTTGGTATAACAGCAGGTTACTACAAAGCACCTGAGTTACAAATTTCTGCACACAGTTCAGTTCCATTATGGAGATCAACTGACAACGTACAAGTTGCTGGTTCACAGTACAGTGGTTTAAGACCTACTGGTTCAGTATATATTAAAACTACTACACCTAACGTAGGTGCTAGTTGGAAGGTTAAATTATACAGTTCTGGAACAGGTTTATGGTCAACTGTAGATGCACCAATTTACAACAGTGCGGCAGAGGCTATTAAAACATTAGATGCTGAAGGTGGTGTTAATATTGCAACAGGTAAATTGTTTATCCTTGCAAACATTACTGAAGATGATAATGCAATGGCAGACTTTAAAATTTACAGAAGACAAATTCCAAGTCCAACAAGTGCAACAGGTAGTGTTGCAACTCCAACGTTTGGAGCAGGAACAAAAGTCTTTACTATTAAAGAAACTGTAAAAGGCAGTTCAACTTTAGTAAGTGCAACAGTAAGTTTCACAGGTACAAGTGCAGATGACATGATTGCGGCTATCAGTGATGCTGGCTTAACAAATGTTGTTGCTGAAAAAACTAGCGATAACAAAATTAAACTTACACATAAAATTGGCGGTGAGATTAGATTAACAGACGGCAACGGTACACCTGTTGCTATTGCTGGATTTACTGCCGCAGTTGATAATGTGTATGCGGCTGGTTCAATGAGCAGTGACGGTTTTGTAATTAGTAACTGGAAACCATTGACTTACGAAGCAAGTGCAGGTGCGCCTACAAGCAATCCAGCAAACGGCACATTATGGTACAACACTAATTTAGACGAAGTAGACATTATGTATCACGATGGGAATACATGGAGAGGTTACACAAACGCATTAAGCGAAACTGACCCTGCAGGTCCTATTGTAAGTGCTACTGAGCCTACACAACAGTCAGACGGTACTGCATTAGTAAATGGTGATATTTGGGTTAACAGTTCTAATAGTGAAAACTATGGATCTTTAATTTACAAATATGACGGATTAAATTTAGAATGGAAAGCAGTAGACGTATCCGATCAAACATCAGAAGATGGTATTTTATTTGCTGATGCAAGATATGGTAAGTCAGGTGCAACTGGTGATGTAAAAGCACTGATAACAGAAATGTTGGCAAGTGATTACTTAGATCCAGATGCTCCAGATCCAGACTTATATCCAAGAGGTATGTTGTTATGGAACACAAGACGTTCTGGAAATAACGTTAAAGAGTTTAATACAACACACATTAACATCAATGAAAACTCTGGAAGAAACAAGAGATTCAAAGGTACAGGTACTACTTACAACGGCGGTACTGAAGAATCAATGGCTTCTTACAAAGTAAACAGATGGGTCGGTTATAACACAACTGCTGAAGATGGATCAGGTTTATTTGGTAGAAAAGCACAACGTAAAACAATCGTTGCGGCTCTTAAAGCACAGGTAGATACTAATGATGATATTAGAGATGAAGAAACTAGAGCGTACACATTGTTAAGTGCTCCTGGTTATCCAGAACTTACAAGTAACCTAGTATCTCTAAACATTGACAGAGGTATTACAGGCTTTGTTGTAGCAGATACACCTTTCAGATTAGGATCAAGTGCTACTGAACTTCAGTCATATGGAAACAACTCAAACAATGCTTTAGCAGATGGTGAAGATGGTTTCTTAACATATGATGAATACATGGCAACTTTTTATCCATCAGGATTTACAACAGACTTATCAGGTAACAACATTGTTGTTCCGCCAAGTCATATGATGCTAAGAACTATTGCATTGAGCGATCAAGTATCGTTTCCATGGTTTGCACCAGCAGGTACAAGACGTGGTGGAATTAGTAATGCATCAAGTGTTGGATTCATTGACAGTGAAGGTGAATTTAAACCAGTTTCACTTAACGATGGTACAAGAGATACAATGCAAGGTGCTAAACTTAACCCAATTACATTCATAACTGGAAGTGGTTTAGTAAACTTTGGACAAGTAACAAGAGCCAGAAATGCAAGTGCTTTAGACAGAATTAACGTTGCAAGATTAGTTGCATACTTAAGACGTCAATTGAACTTGTTGGCTAAACCGTTCTTGTTTGAACCAAACGATAAAATTACACGTGATGAGATCAAACAAGCGGCAGAAAGTCTATTACTTGAGTTAGTTGGACAAAGAGCACTGTACGATTTCTTAGTAGTGTGTGATGAAACAAACAACACACCATCAAGAATTGACAGAAATGAGTTATACTTAGATATAGCGATTGAACCAGTAAAAGCAGTGGAATTTATTTACATTCCATTGAGATTAAAGAACACAGGTGAAATTGCTACTTTAGGGGCTCAATAATGGAGATAAATAAAACTGTAAAAGGAGCAATATAATGGCAATTTCAAGTTTATCAAGATTTACAGTACCATTAGCAAGTGACCAATCAGCGAACTCGCAAGGTTTGTTGATGCCAAAACTAAAGTATCGCTTTAGACTGTCACTTGAGAATTTCGGTGCTGGTAGTCCTGTTGTAGAATTAACTAAACAGGTAATAGATGTTACTAGACCAAATGTAAACTTTGAGTCAATCGCGTTAGACGTGTACAACTCTAAAATTTACTATGCTGGTAAACATACATGGCAACCAATAACAATCACTATTAGAGATGATGTTAACAACAGTGTTAACAAACTTTGTGGTGAACAGTTACAGAAGCAATTTGACTTCTTCGAACAGTCAAGTGCGGCTAGTGGTATTGATTACAAATTTAAAGGAAGAATTGAAATACTTGATGGTGGTAACGGCGCTAATGCTCCTGGCGTATTAGAAACTTTCGAGTTAGTAGGTTGTTTCATACAAGATATTAACTACAATCAATTATCATACAGTGATTCTAACCCAGTTGATATTCAACTACAGATACAGTACGATAATGCTATTCAAACTAATGGTGCTGGTCAACCAGATGGCTTAGGTCAAGCAGTTGGCAGAACAATTAGAACGTTAGCGACAGGTTAAGGAGTTAGCAAATGGCAGGACAAGTTAAAGTACATCCAAGTGAAAACTTCACAACAATCAATTATGTTGGCATGAAGCCTTTAACATTTTTTGAAATTGATTTTGGTGCGGCCGCTAACAATGAAGTTGGTCCTAACGAAGCAATTCAAAAATGTATTGAAGTTTGTAACAAGTATGCAACAGTTGTTATCAGAGGTGACCTACATGGAACAAACCAAAAGATGATGATTGCAGTAGAACAATCAAACGCATCTTTAGACTATGATGGCGCTGGTGCAGAAACACTTGTTGAACAGATTGAAGATGAAATTATTACATACGGTGCAACATACGGTGATAATAATTTTGATATGACAGCAGTAACTTGCACAGTTAAAACATCATTAGATTTCGCATAATTTAAAAGGCCGTAGACCGTAAAAATCTCCGGCCTTTTTTTACGACTAAATAATAGTATGGCAAAGTTAACAAAATTCTTAGGTAACGTATTCAACGGAATCTTTCAAAGCAAAGGCGATATGGCGGATTATCAACACGCCGCTAGATTGTTTCAAGATGATTATATGCGTCTTGCACCTAAGGTTCAGTTTTTATATCATGTAGTGTTCAATATTAACAATGCATCAATGCGTTCACCAGATGCCGCATTTAACAAAGGACAACCACAAATTGAATGTGGTATGCTAGTAAAAGATGTTAAGTTGCCTGGAGTACAAGTACAAACAGATACAAAAAATCAATACGGTAAAAAAGCAAACTATCAAACAGCAGTAACTTATGCACCTGTGCAAATAAATTTTCATGATGACAATGATGGATTGACAAACGGTTTATGGCAACAGTATTTCAAAGCAAATTACAACGACAGTTTGTATTACAAAGAATTATACAAGCAAACACCTTATCAAGGTGCAGACAATTTTGTCAAATTTGGTTTGAATAGTGATAGAAGTGTTAACTTTTTTATGAATGAAGGTATAAGCATTTATCAATTAAGCAGACATAGATTTTATGAATTTACTTTAATTAATCCTATGATACAAAGTTGGGATCCACCTAGCATGACAGCAGGTAGTTCACAACCTACAGAAAATCAAATGACTGTGATATATGAAGGTATAAAATATGCAACAGGAAGAATTAGCACAGATAATCCTGCGGGTTTTGCCGCAGTGCATTATGATCGTTCACCAAGTCCATTAAGTATAATGGGAGGTGGTACAGCAGGATTTTTTGGTAGTGGTGGTGTACTAGCAGGTGGCTTGGATGTGTTTGGAAGTTTAACCAGTGCGGATACATACACAGATCCATTTGCACTTATAGGTACTGCCATCAAGGCAAAAAATGTTTACGAAAACGCAAAGAACTTAACCAAAGAAGGTGTGCGTAATGAGATAACAAATATTGCAGAAAAAAGTTTAACTAAATCTGCACAGCAAACATTAGATCAAAAAGGTGAAGCAAAGTTTGATGCTTATAAAACTACTAAAGCACAGGCATTAAGTCCGGACACTACTCAAGGCGTAATTCCTAGTAGTCAAACTTCCAACAACAGTTCAGGTCCAGAACTAACAACAGTAAAAGTAAATTAACATGACAAACATTTATACAAATAATGCAAACACAAACAACAGTGCTAAAAGCACTTTAGATTTTTTTGAAAACTATAACAAACAACAAATTAATTTAAAGTCTAGTGATATAGATCAGTTTCAAAGTCTGCTAATAAAAAAAGGTATGCAGGAATTAGCGGCTAGAGAAACAACAACATTAATTTTGAAACAATGTAATATTGATGAAGTTGATCCGCAAACAATATACACACAACTAAAAGAAACACCTAATATGGAACTAACAGATATATTAGGAGAAATTTTGAATATTAACAGACCTGTCAGTAGCACACTTGGAACAAAATT